CCGCCTTGCCCGATTCCGAGCGGCCGAAGGTGATGGCCATCAGCTCGTTGAGGCGCTTCTGCTCTTCCGGCGGCCGCACCTGGCCGTCCGGCCCGGCCGGGTTGTCCCTGAGATCACGCTGCATTGGCGGCGACCGGCATCGCTGCAGCGGCGCCGGCCGCACCACCCATGGCACCCGAGGCCCCTGGAGGAGCGGTCATGCCAGGGATTCCTGCCTCGCCGGTCAGGCCGGGAACCTGCTGTCCCATCTGGCTGACCTGCTCGGCGAAGCCCTGTATCTCGGTGCCCTTGCGCACGAAGCGCGCCGGCACGCCGAGCTTGTCTCCGACATAGGGCGTCACGTCCTCGCCCTTGATGAACAGATTGACCAGCTGCGGCCCGAAGTTCTTCTGCACGAAGCCGATCAGCCGGTCGACGTTCATGACGTCTTCCTGGTCCTGCGCCCGGGCGAGAGGCGAGGTCGGTGTGACCTTTACCTCCCGCCCGTTCACAACCGGGAGCTTGATGGCTCCCAGGTCCTTGAGGATGAACACCACCCTCTGCATCACCGGGAAGATGAACTCGCCCATCAGGCGGCCGAAGGCGGAACCGATCTGGCGGCTCAGATCCGCCATGCGCTCAGCGACTTCCGTAGCAGACATGGGTGTCCGGTTCGGATTGCCAAGCATGTCGTTATAAAGCGCGCGCTTGATGTTGGCCCGCTGCTCGTCGAGGACGAGGCCGGCCACATTGAAGTTGCCGCCAGCCTGCACGGCTTCCACCCCTCGACTTCCCGGGGCGCGTGGAATGATAGTACCGGGCACAAGCTCGACCGTGTCGACATTGACCGTTCCATCGTCGTCCATGTTGTAGATGCCGGCGATCGACATCTGGGCGTTCTCGAGCACCATCTGCACCACGAGATTGCAGGTCTTGATGGCCGGCATGGCGTTCATCAGCGGGCCGCGGCCCCACACCGAGCCGGCCTCTTTCCCCCAGCGGAAGGCGACGATCGGACAGCTGCCGGTGCCCTCGTACTTGTCCTGGAACACGATGTCGGAATCGCACTCGCGGCACAGCAGGGTGCGGTAGTGGCACTCCTTGTTGGGCTCGTCCCAGTCGCGCATCACCGCGTCGATGAAATTGTAGGGCCGCGCGCTCTCCCGCCACTCGGTGAGCTTCTTGGCGTCCATCGAGTGGTCGGGGAACTTCACCTCGAACTGGTCGGCGGTGTAGGTCCTGACCCGGAAGAACTGGTCGAGCATGTCGAATGGGCCGTTGGCCACGTACAGCTCGTTGATCGGGATGGCGTTGAAGCGCAGGGGATTGAGGGCGGTGCCCTTCTCGATCTCCAGGCAGCCGAGCGTGACCGCCAGGTCCATGAAGGCTTCGGCGGACTCCTGCGGAAAGTTCGATGCATTGAGCACGTCGAACACGAACTCGGTGACGACCTCCAGATCCTCGTTGACCTGCGGCGCGTCGGCGGCGTCGATGTCGAGGCCGGCATTGAGCTTGGCCCACCGCGTGAAGTTGGGGACGATCCCCGCCTGCAGCCTGCTTGCGAACTCCTGCGTCGCGACGATCGCCGTCTCGTCGAAGATGTCGTCTATCTCGGAATCGGCATCGCTGGAGAAGAACGCGCCCCTGCCCGGCATGGCGTAGCGCATCGCCTGGTCGAAACGGGCCTCCTTGGGGGCGCGCAGCTGCCGCGCCCGCTCGAAGGCGCGCAGGACGAAGTCTCGCTTGGGGTAAGCCATCCTAGTAATTCGATCCGAATCCGGATCCTACGTCGCCGGAGAGCAGCGAGCGCGGGCCGGTGGCGGTCAGGCCGCGGCGGGTGACGGCGAGCTGCTTCTTCTTCTCCTCGGCCAGCCGCTCCAGCTCGCGCTGGCGCTGGGCTGCCTGGTCGGCGGCGATCTGCGGGTCCTGCTTGGGGGCTTTGGGAAGGCACACGATCTCACCATCCTTTCAGCGCGGGGCGGGCCCGCCGCTTTCTCATCGCCGCGTGGGCGAACACGTCGAAGCGTGTATGCGCCTTTTTTGGCTGTTGTGCATCCCCGCGCACCAGGGCCCTGCCTTCCCCTCCCCCGAGCATCATGTACTGCAGGGCGTCGTGGACGTGGGAGAAGCGGTTCTTGTTCGGCGAGACGTCATATCGCTCCGCCCCGACGACCTGCATCCTCTTGTAGTGGTAGCCGCCTTCGAACCCACTGATCAGGGTCTTACATCCCGGGTCGATCATCAATCCCGGCTTCCTGTCCACCAGGCGCTCGATCGGCATGGTCACCGCCTCGATCCTGAGCGCCGGATCGTTGGTGGCCGTCGGCCGCACCCAGAAGTCCTGCTGCTTCAGCATCTGGAAGACGGTGGCTTCGTCGGTCCCCACCCGCGAATCGCCGCTCGGGTCGCCCCACATCGACCAGATGCCGCCGAGCTCGGCATGTTTCTCGCGCAGCAGCTGGCAGAAACGGACGATGCCCATGTCGGCGGCGACGATCTCGCGCAGGATGATCCAGCGGCCGCGCACCTTCTGCCCGAACACGGCAGCGGGTGTCAGGCCGAAGTCCAGTCCCACGAAGATCTCATGCCCCGAAAAGGGAGCGATGGCGGAGGAACTCACATGCAATGCACGATCGAACGTCGGGTAGACCGGACGTCCGTCGGTCAGCGTCCCGTATCTGTTGCAGACATAGACGTCGATCCAGCCGTGGGTTTTGCCGGCGACCATGCGCTCGTAGTAGTCGGCCCCGATCCCCTTCTGGTTCTCGCGGGCCGGGTTGATGTCGTAGTGCAGCACCTTGCCGCCCGCCTTGACGGCGTTCATGGCGCCTGGCTGGGAGAAAAATTCCCAGTCGTGGGGGCGCACCAGCTGCTCCACTTCCTCCGCCGACATGAAGTCGGGCGGCGGCACGTCGCCGGACATGATCGCCCACCAGTGGTCCTCGTCCGGGGCGTTGGTGTCCATGATGACGCCGGACCAGGACGGTCCGCCATCGCGCGCGGACGGATAGCGCCCGACCCGCATGGTGACCGCATCGAGGACCGCCTTCGGAATCTCGCGCGCCTCGTTGATGAAAGCCCCTGTCAGCTCGAGGGACAGCAGCTTCTTGACATCCTCCGGCTTGTCGAGCGCGATGAAGATGATCTCGCAGTCGACGTCTGCCTTGCGAATGCGGTGCGTGAACGGCGGTGACCAGTTGAACTTGCCGTAGAGGTGCTCGGGGAACCAATCCAACCATGTCTTGATGGTGGTGGTGCGCAGCTCCGGCTGCGTATTGCGGATGACCGCCCAGCGGGTCTTGCGCTTCCCGTCCAATGGGCTTGGCCGCTGCCCCGTGGCGCGCCGGAACAGCTCGACGCAGCAGGCGACCGACTTGCCGCTGCCGACCGGCCCCCTCAACCCGCGAACGAAAGCGCCGGAGGCGAAGAAGGATGCGGCGACCGCCCCATCCACACTGTATTCAAAGTGGGCCACCCGGCCTCCGCGGCTGCGGTCCCCTCGACGGACGAAGCGCATCGAGGATCTGCTGCAGCAGCAGGACGACGCGGTCCGTCTGCTCCTTCAGTTCCTCGGCGGTGACCGGGCCCGGCATCTATCCGCCCGTCAGCCCGCGCCTGGCCAGCTCGGCGACGACGGCGTTGTAGCACTCGTCGTACTCGGCCTTGAGGCGGAGCCGCTCACTCTCCGCCCAGTCCGAATACAGCGTGCGGCTTTCGATCAACGCTTCGTCGCTGGCGTAGGCCACCGGCGCGGTATTGCCGTGCTTCAGGTTTTCCATCAGCTCGTCGATGCCGGCGGTATGGCCGAGATCCCTCTCGGTCACGCCGTCACCTGCAGATTGAGCGTGCGCCGCGGGCTGCCGTCGGCCAGCGTCTCGTTGCTCGGCTGCGGACCGGCGGGCACCACCGGGGCGTTGCTGTATCCGCCCATCTGCTGCTCGAGCTCGGCCTTCTTCGCCGCGAACTCGTCACGCAGCTTCGTCACGTCCGCCTCGAACTGCAGCTTGAGAGCCGACAGCTCGGTCCTGAGCTCGGAGAGCTTCTCCGGCGTCCGCTCCTCGTGCTCCTTCCTGAGCCGCTCGCGGTCCTTCCTCTCGTCCTCCTTGCGCTGGTCGTCCCAGCTCAAGCCGGAATATTCCGCCTTCTTCGCCTCGTTGTTCTCAACAGGCTTCGCTTCCTTGGCCATGGCTATTTCTCCAGTGCCCGCCTGATCAAATAGGCCGCCGTGCCGGGGGCAATCACGTCGATCATCCTGTCAGCCTGCAAATCGGTGATCAGTTCCGTCGGATGATGCCGCATATGCACCTTTTTCACAATGGAACGCAGCTTGAGACGGTCGGACCAGCTCAGGGAAGTGGAAAATCCCCCCTGCTTCTCCACCAGATCACTCAAATCCCAGTCGATCGGCAGTCTTTCCACCAAAATCCCCTTTTTCCGACCCCTTTCCCCCTGCACCCCCATACCCCGCCTCCCTCCTAGACGGTCTGCGACAGGCTAACGGTCCTCCTGCCCCCCCTCCCAAGGGAAGATGACCGGCTGTTCGAGCTCTGAGGGGCTTTTTCTCGTGCGGGGCAGGTCACCATGCTCGATCACAGTGGTTTTCGAGACCCCCTCCGCGACGCTGAGATTGAGCGAAACCGTCAGTCCGGTGTCTGACCCGTAACCCATTGATCTGTCAGGCTTTCCGAAGCCTGCCCGATCAAGCAGGTCACGTGCTGCTTCGAGCTTCACAAAGTCGCTGCGACTGTGTTCGAGCAATCTGTTCACCGTCGCCAGCGCTGGAACCGCTGACAAGCCGATGGCTGTCAGCGTTTCCCGTGCTATCGCCTGCTGGATGAGGGGGTTGCGGACCAGCTGCGATCCGATCGAGTCCACAGAAGCAGCTGCATAGCCTGCTGCTTCTGCGGCCGCGCCCTGCTTGCCGCCGTTCTTGAGGAACTCGCGTACGAAGCGCTCTTGCCTCGCTGTCATCTGCCGCTTCGGTTGAGCGAACACGTCCTGGTGGAGCTGGGGGAGGGCTCGCATGTCGTTGAGCGACGCTCCTTGTGAGGGTTTGTGTGTAAACGGCTACGCCAGGCAGGGGGGTAGTAGGGGGGGTTATGCACAGCCGTGTCAAGGCATGGGGTTCCAATCTCGGGGCTCGAACGCGGGTGTTAACCTCGTCCAGGTTAATTGCCGTGTCGATTATGGGCGATGGCCGGGCTGTCGTGCTGCGCACCGAGCCCCGAAGGGGGTCTCGGCCCTTCGGGCTTCCATCCCTATCGCAAGAGCGCGCGGCTGGAGGCGGATGGAGGCCCATTCATGGCCTGTGTTCCGCCCAGCGAAAGGGGAGACGGCAGCGCCGCCCGCCCTCGCGGTCACGCAGCGTGCAGTGCTAGGCCTGCAGCGTGGACGCCATCGCCAGCGGCGAGCCTGTCGAGCCGTCGGCTGGACGCCGCATCTTGCGATAGGGCGCAACGCACCCAGCGCAGTCGTAAGCCGGCGTGCTTGGCGGGTGCGCAGGCGCCCCGTCAAGCGGCGGTCGGCAGCAGACCAGCTGGACGGGGAGCACCAGAGGCAGGCAGCTCGCGCCCGGCGTCGTGTCGAGGAGCGATCCCGTCGCCGAGGCGGAGCGCCGGCGCTGCGGGGAGCGCAAGCGGTTGGGAGGCAGGTGATCACGACCGCACTGGGCGTAAGCCCGCCAGCGCATCGCAGATGCCGATCAGCACCTCGCTCCTGCTGGCACGGCGAGGGTTGCCAGGTTCCCGGTGCAGGGCCGGCACGGGAAGAGCTAGGGCGACGGAGGCGAGTGCCGAAGATGGTCCAGTCCCTCGACATCAGTCATCTAAGACTCTCCATTTGAAGAAAATGGAGAGGAGAAGATCCTCTTGTTGCCGGCCTCTCTTCGCCTCGGTCTGCCAGCGCCTAGCACGCAGGGCAAAGGCGTCAACGGCTGCGCCGTTCCCCTCGTCGCTGCAGACGGGCGTCGTGTTCTTTCCTGGTCCGCCTCGCATGACGCTGCGCTGCTCAGCTGCGCTTCGCCGCTCCGCTCGGACCCATCTTCGCTCCTCGGTGACGCCTCCACCCTGCGTGCTTGGCGGGCAGGACCGGGCCAAGAGGGTCCGGCAACAAGAGGAACTTCTCAGATGACTGATATCAAGAGACTGAACCAGGCACTCACCACCGTCGCCCAGTTCTTCCACGAGCCGGCCGACACCGAGAACGGCAACCGCTTCGCCCTGCTGCAGGACCGGGTGCTGTTCAACATCTGCGACACGCTGGCGGGCAACGTCCAGTGGGTCCTGAACACCGGCCTGCCCAACGCGCAGCGCTCCCTCGCAGCGGCTCGCCGCTCCAGCCACGGCGTCGAGATCGACCTCAACATCGTCGCCGAGCGCGAAGCCTACCTCAAGGTGCTCTCCGACCAGCTGGTTCTGGCCGACAGCGCGCTCGACGAGGCGATGCGCACCTACACCAAGCACACCGGCAACGACTACGTCTGGGTGCCCTACGCCGACCGCAAGAGGGGCGGCGTCCAGTCGACGACCGACGCAGCCGCCGAGGCGGTGGCGGCCAAGCTGCGGGCCAAGCACGGCATCGCAGCCTGACCGGCGAGGGGGGGGGCGGCGCAAGCCGTCTCCCCTTTCGCATGTCTGCACTGCGGCGAGGCGCCGCGCGAAGAAAGAAAGGAAGGAACGGAGATGTCGAAGCTGAGAGAGCAGCTGGAGAGGGCTGCGCTGAGGCAGCAGCTGGGCGAGGCCGAGATGGCGGCGAGCGAAGCGGAGCGCTGGCTCGGCCGGGTGGCGACCAGGCTGTGCCAGACGGAGGAGTTCGTGGCGTGGCTGATGGAGCAGGATGCTTCATCGGCTGTGCATCTGTCGCCGGGGAAACCGCGCCAGATTGTCGAGGGAAAGTCCGACGTCGAGCTGGCGAAGATGTTCATCGCCGCCGGCTAGGGCGCCTGGCCTCCAGCTCCGCTGCAGTGGGAGCGTCAGCTCCATTAACGGTGGCCCGATCGGCGAGCTGGGGCAGGGGCGGGGGCAGGGGGTGAAGGGGG